AATCTGTTTATCCGCACCAACACACAAAGCATTGACTGTTTTGAAACAGATGGCTGAGTTTAAATCAGATAATTTAGAATATTATACCATTCATTCGTTGTTGGGGTTGAAGCCAGTTGTCACTTCTGATGGTAAGGAGACTTTTGTTAAAGACAACAAATCATCCAATAAGATAATGGATTTTGATTTAGTTATTGTTGATGAGGCATCAATGCTTGATGACAAGTTATTCTCTTTCTTAGTTGATGAGATTAATAATAATGCATTTTTAAAAATCATTTTTGTTGGCGACAGCAAACAATTACCACCAGTAAACCATGTGTGTTCTGCTCCGATGGATTCTCTGAGACGAGAAAAACATAATATCGGTCATGTTGTCCTCACGCAGATTATTCGACAGAAAGATACAAACCCAATTATCAATTTTAGTAAGGAGATTAGAAATGGTAGGTTCAATCCAAAAACTGATTTGAATACAGAAAGCCAAGGTGTATTGGTTGTTAATAAAAAAGACCAATTGGCTGTTTTATCTAAAATGTTTACTTCTGGGAAATACGAGGAAGATATGAATTATTGTCGAATGGTCGCATGGACAAACAATACTGTTAATTGGTATAACGAACTCATTCGTAAAATGATTTATAAAGCGAAAATCGAAAATCGGATTGCCGAATTGAAAGAAGATTCTGGCAAATTGAGTCCAGAAATGATCGAGGTAGTAAAGAGTGAATTTCCATATTACCGAAATGGGAAAATGGATCTGCCACGTTATCTGGTTGGGGATAAAGTTATTGTTGATAAACCGATATTTGATATTGAATCTCGCTCTCAGATTATCTGTAAGACGAACGAGGAACTACTTATTACCAACTTGTCAATCCAACCAAGGATTGCTATGGGGGTGATGTATGATTGTTATATCGCACACGCAACAAACATATTTACAAACGAAGAAGTTAAATTGGAAATCTGTCATGAGAGTAGTTTACTTCAATTGGAGCAAAGTCTAGACAAACTAAAACGTGATGCTCTTAAAGCACCTAGAGGTAAAAAATCTAGGGATCTGTGGGTTCGGTATTATAAACTAGATAAACACTTTGCTAGATTGAAATATGCTCCTTGTTTAACCACTTATAAGTCACAAGGAAGCACATATGAAAATATTATTATCGTTGTTGATGATATTATGAGAAATCCCAAAAGAGCAGAACTCTTGCAACACCTATATGTAGGGGTCACAAGAGCTTCTATGAGATGTTTTTTGTTTGTTTAAGCCTCGGTTATACCACCTTCGTCACCACCAGTATCTGGTTCTGCTCCACCAGTATCTGGTTCGGTGTCCATAGGTGGTAATGCTGATTCGGTATCACCAACACCATCATCCCCACCACCAACATCTCCTCCATCGAAATCACCCATATCGCCCATATCACCACCAAAGTCATCCATACCACCGAAGTCGCCACCTCCAGCATCAAGACCAGCATCAGCCATAGCATTTTCTCTAAAGTCCGGACCTTCACTTTCAATTTGTGCGATTTCCCAATTCTTCTCTGCTTCTTTCTTCTTCCATTCGATGTGATGAAGGATTTCGGAGTCAGACATTTCTAGATATTGTTTTGCTAGTAGGTATACTGAGAAAAATCCAGTAGATGCCATTGTATTGAAGTTGTTCCACTTCAAGTCAAACTGTTGTTGATCACGCAATGCCATGAAACTGGTTGGTAGTGAAAACTCGACAAAGATGTCCCTTTCACGCAATTCATATTGATCCCAATAACTCAACCCAAGTTCATAAAGAAGTTTGTCACATTTTTCGTTATCCTCTGTTAAAAGTTTATTTCTTAATGTGTCTTTATAATAACCAGACTCAACCAATTTTAAGTGTGATTGGAATCTTTGCTCGTCGGTTATATGTTCTCTACTAATTTCTTGGTCTTTGGATCTACTTTCCAATATAATATCAGCATCACAACTTTCACGATGCAACTTGATACCTTTTAGTTTGAGGTGTGTTATTAGTGTTTTCTTGATAGCACTAGCCATGCGTTTTTGAATTGCAATAATCCGTTCTGCAAATGCCAACTCTTGCATGGTGATTGTTTGACCATCTGATTGAGATGCATCTGGATTTAAACGTGCAATCGGAACGTGCATATCCTCAAATACTTTTTGGTGGAAGTAATCCAACATACCATTAAATCCACCACTAAATGCGGTGCTACCAGCAAGACGTGTTACTGTTGCTGATTTACCATCATTACTAACTGGGATATAAATATCTTCGGTAATACTGATTGGGTCGTATTTATCAAGGATATTTCCTTTACCATCAGTTCCTTTACGTCTCTTGTGTGAGTTGATGATATTACGCATGAATGTATTCTGAGATGATGCATCCATATCTCCAGTAGGAATGTTCCATAACAATCTTTCTGGTGCATTGACCATAGCATTGATAACAATCGAATCTTCGATCAAAGAAAGTTTCTTCTGTGCATCTTGTCCTTTAGTGATGTAAGGGATTACCATATGCATCGATTCATCCCACTCGCCACTATTACAATATGTAACTTGACTTACAGCCATAGGAATAGTTTCAAATGCCAATGTTGGTTGTGTTCTTCTATTTTGTTGGGTGAACCTATTATTTGGGTTATCGAGTTGGTTTAATGGTTTTCTTAAAATATACGCCTCTACTTCTTCATTGTATTGGTTTCTGTAGATTGGATCTATATTCTCTGGTGGAATCGATTTAACGTCAAGGATACCAAGTTCTGGTCGTTCAATAGAAAATACATTTTCAAATGCTACCTCTCCGCAAATTAACCACTCTTTAAAATATTTTTGCCCATGTTCATCAAATTTAAAATAATCAACAACTAGTTCAAGTTCTTCGTTGATAATTTCTTTAACTTCATCAGAATAATCTCCTTCTAATTTTACTTTTATGGTTTTACCACCATCGTGTGAAGCCAGACACGAAATAGCAATTTCATGAAGACAAGATTCTATTTTTTCTTCTTTGGAAAGTGTTCTTAAATCCACGATACGAGAGAATTTATTCTCGTTCATGTTGAATTTAAGGTAATCTCTAAATCCAGTATTAGCCCATTGAGCCATGATACCACCCCTTTCCTTATCTTCCTCCCAAGGTGCTGGTATTGTTGATACTGCCAATTTGTCAGTTTTTCTTGAATAAGAATCATGAACTCGATCAATAGCAGATGCTTTTCTGATTGCTCTTAAAATGTCTTCCTCTTGGTGAGTTCCATTAGGAACACTACCGCTACTCTTGAACCATGATAATGGGTTTAACATATTCGCCATGTTGATAATTATAGGCTTAACCGAGTAAAAGCTAATTTAAACATAAAAAAAATTATAGTTAAACATAATTAATAATATGTCTAATACTTTTAAATTGCTTATTGGTGGGAATAATACCGCTTTGGAAACTTATGAAGAACAAGCCAATAAAGATGCCCCGAAACAATTGTATCTTGAGGGAATTTTTGGTCAAGCGGGTCAAAAGAATAAGAATGGTCGTGTTTATGACCCAAATGAAATGCTTGCTGATATTAAAAGATATAATGAAGAATTTGTATCAACAAAACGTGCATATAATGAATTAAATCACCCATCAACACCAGATGTAGATTTGGAGAGATCATGTGACAGAACTGTTAGTCTTAGGATGGAAAATGACGGAACTGTATACGGAAAAGCTGTTGTTCTCGATACACCTATGGGGCGTATTCAAAAAGCATTAATTGCTGGTGGCGGAATGATTGGTAAATCTAGCCGTGCATTAGGACAAGTTAGTGAGAAGAATGGTGCTAATGTAGTTTCTGGTCTGCGTCTTATTTGTTTCGACTCTGTGCAAGACCCAAGCGTTTCCTCTGCCGTAGTTGATCCACTTATCGAACAAAGAGAATGGATTTTGGGTGAAGACGGAAACTTCATTGCACGCCCATTAGACAACCTTGAAGAGTCTTTGGCTACTCTACCACGGCATGACAAAGAAAAATATATTGTTAATGCGATTGTGAATTTCTTGGACGAAATCAAAATACACTAATAGTATTCGTATTCATCATACATTAAAAATGTCTTAATTTTTTAAGGCATTTTTTTGCATATCTCACAACGTGTGTTATAATACAGACGTTATGTTAATATATAGAGAAAGTATTTTCGGATTAGGAGAAGATCGTGTAGGATTCACAGAGGAAGTTAAATTTGTCACATTTCCATCTGGTGAGCGTATGCCAGTTCTTGAAGAGTTTGACGTTTATTATGCGGATTTAAAAGTAACTTATACAATCAAATATAGTATTAAAAATGCGAATGATTTGATTGATCTTGCTTTGGTTGTAGATGCTCTAAAACGTAGAGGAACTAGAAAACAACCTACAATACATTTGTATGCTCCCTACATCATGGGTAGTAGACAAGACCGAGTGTGTTCTGAAGGTCAACCGCTTTCCGCATATGTTGTTGCTAATATTATTAATGGTATGGGTTTTGAATCGGTTACTACCGATACACCACATTCTGATGTTATGCCGTCATTGATTAAGAACTGTATCGTTAAAGACCGATTTGCTGATCTATTTCTTGGTGTATTTGACTACGAGACATATCAAGGAAAGAGAATCTTTATTGTTGCTCCAGATGCTGGTGCATCAAAACGTAGTTGGGAAGCATTACAAAATGTAAATGCAATTCTTGATTCTTACACGGAGCATTATGAAAGTGACACAAGAATTATTACAGAATTTGTGCAAGGTGAGAAACACAGAGATCCAGCTACTGGAAAGATTATTAGTTTTGGTTGTAGTGAATGTAATATTGATAAGGATGACTTTGTTATTGTGGTTGATGATGTCTGTGGGATGGGAGGAACATTTCTTGGACTCGCAGATATCCTTATGGAGTGTGGTGCTACAAAAGAAAACCTTTGTCTTATGGTTACACACGCAGATTGTGTTGAAGGATTAAAAAATGTGTCTGAGAAATATGGAATGGTTGTTACCACTCTAGACACAGCAACCTCATTAAATATCGATACAGAAGTCGATGATAATATTTATTTCTGTTAAAACTTGATTTCTACAAAAAACTAAAGTATAATAAAATTATGTTGAACATTAACCCAGTATTAAAAACTGACTTTTATAAACAAAGTCACCGCAAACAGTATCCAGAAGGAACTGAAGTTGTTGTTTCAAACTTGACCGCTCGTGGGACACGAGTAGAAGGTTTGAAGTCTGTTATCCATTTTGGAACACAAGCATCTATTATGATGTTGCATGATGATTTCCAATACAATTTCTTTGAGAAACCAAAAGAAGAAGTAGTAAAATCATTCAAGAGAATCTTAGATGCATCTCTCGGTGGTGATACCGAAGTAGAACATATCGAAGCACTACATGATTTGGGGTATCTGCCATTGGAATTTACTGCATTACCCGAAGGTGCTAGTGTCCCATTGCGAGTTCCTATGGTTCAATTCTGGAATACAAAACCAGAGTTTTATTGGTTGACCAATTTCATCGAAACTGAATTTAGTGCCAATACTTGGGGATTTATTACTTCTGCGACTACTGCAAATATTTACAGAGGAATCTTTGAATATTATGCAAATGAAACTTGTCCAGATGAAATTGGATCTTGTAAATTCCAAGGTCATGATTTCTCTTATCGTGGGATGTTTGGTAGCCAATCCGCAATGATGTCTGGTATGGCACACCTTACATCTTTCTGTGGAACAGATACAATCCCAGCAATTGTTGGTATGGAGTATTACTATAATGCAGATTGTGAGAAGGAAATGGTTGGTGCTAGTGTCCCAGCCAGCGAACACTCTTGTATGTGTGCTGGTGGTGACATGAATGAATATGATACATTCAAAAGGATGATTACTGAAGTCCACCCAACTGGTATCGTGTCTATTGTATCTGACACATGGGATTTCTGGCAAGTAGTAAATCCAGATGGGGGTATCATTGCACGTCTTAAAGATATTATTATGAAACGTGATGGCAAGACTGTGGTTCGTCCAGATAGTGGAGATCCAGTTCACATCATCTGTGGATATGACGGAAATGATAGAAAACAAATGCCACGAAGTGAATGGGACAAACTTACCGAACTAGAGAAGAAGGGTATGATCCAATGCCTCTATGAAATCTTTGGTGGAACTGAAAATGAACAAGGATATAAAATTCTAGATGAACATATTGGTGCTATCTATGGAGATTCTATCACAATTGCTCGTGCAGAAGAAATCCTATATCGTCTTAAACAAAAAGGTTTCGCTTCTTGTAATATCGTTCTTGGTATTGGTTCATTCACGTATCAAGGTGCTGTTTCTCCCGACTGTATTGTCACCAGAGATACACACGGGATGGCTATTAAAGCAACCTATGTCGAAATCAATGGAGAAGGAAGAGCAATTTTCAAAAATCCAAAAACCGATGATGGTCTTAAAAAATCTGCAAAAGGTTTGATTGTTGTGTATAAGGACGAGAATGGTGAATACTATGCTAAAGATGAAAGTTCTTGGGAGGAAGTTAATAGTAAAGACAATGAACTCAAAACAGTATATGTTGAAGGAGAATTTACAAACTTAACTACACTTGATGATGTGAGAGAAAATATTAGAAAAAATGAAAGACGAACGAGAAACCCTAAAAGCTAAAATTATCATTTCCGATCTTCTAAGGCTCATTTATGCAAATCGATTAGATTGTGATAATCTACATCACAATAAAAACGAAAGACATGATTGGTCGGAGGAATGCCCAGTAATAAAAAAATATGAAAAGGTAATTCAGAAAGCAGAAGATTATCTAAAATAATAATTCAAGACCACCTAGAAATGGGTGGTCTTTTTTATTAGTCTATTGGTGTAATGTATAAAGAACCTTTATCACAATCACTATGGGTTTCTGAATATTTATTAACACCAAAGTATTGATCTAGTGTCAAAATATCAACACCACCAGTAACGTATTCTGGGACATTAAATGATATGTGTGCAGTATTGTGAACATCAAATTCATCAATCATAATTGCATTAAATTCTCCATTGGTGGCACTAAGATTCTCGCTATATTCAAATGGATTATAAGATGACATCGGTATTCCGCTACTAAGTGGTGGTTGAATAAACAATGCACGAATATTATGAAGACTCTCCCCCCATGCATCGACTCTACCACCAGTTAAAACTTTATTCTCCATCAATTCTAAAATGGAAGGTCTTCCGTGGAATACTTGTTTATCTGGATCTATAATATCTGGTTCGTCATACCAACCTTGTTCTAGTGCTTTCTTTGTAATTCCAGAATTGAGTTCAATAGTCTTGATGATATCCGTTCTTGTATTTTGTGCTGGGTAGAACCAACCCTCAACTGTAAGTCCCAGAGAAGCAACATATCTAATCTTCTTTGCAGAATCTGTATCTGTTGGCATTTGTGTTTGGACATTACCATCCCATGTAACTTTAGAGATTACTTTATTATTTGTGTGTGGTTCTCTCCAAGACAATTGGATGTAAGGATTGAAAACAGAAATATAATGCGAGATGATTTCTTCTAAATCACTACCTTTAGTTGTTACTATATTTAAAGTAAAAGCGAAATTTACTGGAACTGGTTTTTTGACAGTAACATATCCATCCTTACCACCCCAACCTCTATCAGTCATTGGTGTTTTCTTTGATTCACATCTAGATTCATCTCTGGTTAGTCCATTAAATGTAACAGAAATTGCTGGTAGTTCTATATGACCATTAAACTGAATCGCCTCATGGATTTGACGTGTTTTGTGTCCATATTTAAGAGGAACAGCAATAGTCTGGGCTACCTTATCTCGTATCCCTTGCTCGGTGTATGTGTATCTTCTTATTTTCACACCATCGAGTGCTGAAAGTAAATGAATTTTCAATTGGGTCATCTCCCCATTCGTTGGCATATGGTTCATACATCTAATTATAATAGAAACTCATAATTAATCTTATGGCATTTAATCCTTCATCATCACAGAAACCACTAAACCTCGGAGATAGAGATTCAAGCATAGTCCAACCTTTGATTGGTTGTAATTTTGAAGAAGGTGTTAGAAAGACATTGCACGAGCAATCGATACTTGCTGAAAAATTATATGGACTAGATCTATTATATTACAAACAAGATTTTGACCCAAAATTAGCACATCCAATATACGGAGATCAAAACACACCATATATCGGACCTTATCTTATTAAAGGACTTATTAAAATAAACTCCGATACCAGTTTGTTATCTGAATTTGGTATCGAAACAACAAACGATATTGACATTCAAATCACTTACGAAACATGGGCATCTGTATTTGGAACTAGAACTCCACAAGCTGGAGATAAGTTTGAAATCAAGGATCTTCTATGTGAAAGACCCAGCGGATTCGTTCGTGTTGGGTTTGAAGTAGTATCCCAAGGTGATGGTAGTTTGTTTGATGTATCTGGTCGTTGGTTTATTTCTGGTCAACGTAGCGACTTCAACTGGCAAGAGGGTGAACCAAAAGATGTGGGTGGTAAGACACTCATGGATTCTGCTGTCGCTGGTGTTATTGATGATGACACATTCAAACCAATAGAAGGTAAGAGTGAAACAAATGATACTGGTCGGAATCTAGACGAAATGGCAGACAATGACTTACAGACAAAACACAGCGAAGTGTATGGTGGATTCTATATGGATGAGGATGATTATTAAACCAGATGGACTTTGGTAAGAAAGATTGCTTCTTTCAATTCCCCATCAATATCCGCTGTATTTAAGTCGAAAATAACTTCTGGTATACTATCCTTTGGGAAGTATTTTGATACATAGAATTTTCGTTTTGAAATATAACCTCGCAACACATCGATGTGGGAATCTATATCAAAAGAATTTTCAATAATATGCTCCCATCTGATATCATTTACTATGAGTGTATTTTTTGGAATCTCGTCTATTATCATCTTTGCGGTTTCTCTAGAAATATCCCTAAACTCCTTATTGGATAATAGCACATTCCCCTCCTTATCGATATTATAACTATCTATTAAAAAGTCTCTTATCGAATTTACATAAGAATTGTATATTTCCGAAACCAATTTAACACGAATCATTTGTAATATTATAGCACGAATTTGACAGTAATCAAATTATTCGTAATTATGTTCATGGTTGAATGGAAAAATGCACCAGAAGAAATAGAAGAATCTATGATTGGGTTTGTTTACATTATAGTAAATAAAACTTCTGGTAAATGGTATATCGGACAAAAAAAGTTTTGGTCAACAAAACGACTACCTCCATTGAAAGGAAAAGTTCGTAAAAGAAAAGTGACCAAAGAATCTGATTGGAGAAAATATACTGGATCTAGTAAGAATTTGAATTTTGATATTAAAAGTGGTGATGAGATTGAAAAAACAATACTCTATATTGGTGAAAGTAAATGGGAATTGAATTATGTAGAAACCAGTTTCCAATTTAGTCAACACGCATTGATATTAGATTCATCATATAATGGGATATTGAATTTAAGAATCTCATCACCACCACACAAACTAGATTTTAAAACCTTCCATGTGAAAGTTCTAGAAGCGCATGATATGCTTGATGATATTTTAAAAGAATTTAAATAAACTCGTATTTGAATGTAATAGTATCTTTATCTTCATTAATAGATGCACAGATGAAATAAACATCATCACCAAGATGTAGATCGATTTCTCTTTTTAATCTCTTCCAATCAATATCCTCAAAGACGTGTTTTTTAAGTGGTTTGTTAATAGGTCTGTTTTGGTATCTATTATTAACCTTTCTTGTTGGATTGAGGACTCTATTAGAAATACGTTCTAGGCACTCAAATCTATTCTCCATATAAGCCATGTTGAATCCAGTCTCGAAAAGAATTTTTCTTCTCAATTCTGGATGTTCTTCGCTCATTTTTTTGTGAATAACTTTACCAGCCATTTCTTGAAGTGGTTTGCGCTTTCTTGTCCTTTTTCTAGAATGAGGAACTCGCTTGTTGCGTTTTTTCTTTCTTGGTTTTCTGCCAACAACATTACGAGAATCGCCCCTCGCATAGAAATCATCATTGGCTGGATTGACTAAAGTCTCTTTAGGACTGTCATTTCCAGTAGGGATGACAACGCCACTCAACATCTCGTTTATTACTTTTTCAAATTCTGACATAATATTAATTATATCATATATGCAAATAAAAAATATTCAAAAAACTTTTTTTTAATCATAGATGCATAATTAGAATTATGAATAAGGATATTCTAAAAGGATTATTTGGTGAACAAGAAGGCGTGCTAAGTGAATCTGCCCAACAGCAAATCACGGAAGCATTTAACGCCAAACTTGATGAGTTAGTTGAGGAACGTGTTGGAATTGCTCTGGAAACGCAAGATAAAGAGCATACCGAAATGCTTCAACAAGTTGTTGAAAAATACGAAAACAAATTAAAGTCAGAGCGTAAAGCAGTTGAGGAAAAACTCGATTCCGAACACGCTCGTATGACTAAAGAAGCATTCGACCTTGTTGATGAAGATCGTGCTAAAAAAGTTCTTCTTATTAAAGAGAAATACGAAAAACTTCTTAATGAGGAAGTGGAGAAGCAAACAGAAGCTATGGTTATTGCTGTTAGTAAATACCTAGACACCTTCCTTGAACAACACATCCCTACAGAAGTTGTTGCTGAGTCTGCAAAACACGACCACAGCACAGAACTCCTTAATAAAATTAGCAAACTCGTTACTCTTGATCGTGTCGTTACCGAAGATATTAAAAAGTCTATGGAGAAATCAGACAAGATTATCAGAGAACAAGCTAAAGAACTTGAATTGCTTAAAACTAAAGAATATCTCAGAGAAAAAACCAAAAATCTACCAGTTCTTGAGCAAAAGTTCATCGTTGAAAGTTTCAAAGGGAAGTCATTCGATTATGCAAAGCGTAACTTCGATTATGTTAGACAACTCTTTATTAAATCCCACAACTCTACTCCAATCATAGAGAAGAGTTCTGCTGTAAATGTTGACCGCCAACCACAAGTGATCACGGAGTCACGAAGAGTAAGCGGTGAAGAGGCAAAAGTTCCAACTGCGTTGGCGGTATGGGCAGAGAAATCCAAAACAAATAAACTGTTTGGTCAATAATAGTAAGTTCTATTAAAAAATTATAATTATTTAAAGTTATGAATACACAATACGGACAAGGAGATCCAGCAATTCTCCTACAAAAATGGAAGCCTCTTCTTGAAGCACAAGATGCAGACTTAAAGCCCCTCGACACGAAGCGTAAAGCAGTTATGACTGCTGTTCTCCTTGAGAACCAGTATAACTATATGCGTAACAACCCAGAAATCTACGGACGTGTTCCAGAACTCGTTACTGAAGATACTGCTCTTCAAGCTGGTGGAGTTGGTGTGTTTACTGGATATGACCCAGCTAACCCAGTTGATGCTGGTGCATACGGAAACCAAGTAAATCCAGCTTCTAATGATTTCTACGCTAAAGGTGACGCTCGTCTACCTAACGTAATCATGCCAATGATTCGACGGACGTTCCCAGAACTCTTGGCAAACGAAATCGTTGGTATTCAGCCAATGAACGCACCAGTTGGTCTTGCTTTCGCACTTCGTTTCAAATACATCGAAGAAAACTTGGGTGAAAACTCTCCAGATAACGGACCTAATCCTAATCCCGATATTAAATTCCCCAATCGTGGTGATGGACAAGAAGCAAGCCACAACTACCTCAACACAAGACATACTGGTGTCTCATCTAGTGCATTGTCTGGTCTTGGTGTTCAAGGTGCTGGTGCAACTTCAGCAACAGACTTCGCATTCATTCCAGAAGATCAAGGTGTAGCTAACCTTCTTAGCTCACTTGAGATGTCTACAGCACTTCCACAAATGTCAATGGGCATCGAGAAAACCGCAGTTTCTGCTGGTTCTCGTAAACTTGCTATCAAATACTCAATCGAGTTGGAGCAAGACCTCATGAATATGCATGGAATTTCCGTGGATGACGAAATGACATCAATGATGTCTTACGAACTCCAAGCTGAAATTGATCGTGAGATTCTTCTTCGTATGCTCAACGTGTCTCTCTCCGCTGGTCCGAAAAAAGGTTACTCGACTTGGTCACCAGCAGAAGCTGATGGTCGTTGGTCAGCAGAGCGTTCTGTCAACCTTTGGCAAGCTATTCGTGTTCAAGCACGTCTCATCTCGCTTCGTAACAGACGTGGTTCTGCCAACTTCGCAGTTGTCACTCCTTACGCTTGTTCGATCCTTGAAACTCTTCCTAACTTCAAGCCATTCACGATTGATGGTAACGTAGACCAGCAATTCGGTAACAGCCGTGCTGGAACACTCGGTGCGATCAAAGTGTTTGTTGATACACGGACAGAAGCTCAATACCAAGGTTACCAAGATAACCAGTTTGGTGGTAGCCAAGCAATCGGTCGTGAACATCGTGTTGACTACATCCTCCTCGGATACAAGGGAACTGAAAGCTGGGATTCTGGCTTGATTTACCTCCCTTACATCCCAGTAATGGTGCAACGCACAATGGGTCCGAACGACTTCTCCCCACGGATTGGTCTTTCAACTCGTTACGCAATTGCATCGTCGCTTAACGGAGCAAGCAACTTCTATCACACCATCATCTTGAAGGATCTTACTGATGGATTCGACGATACGACTGGTGTTAATAAGAAGTTCCTTTGGTAATATCTTATCATTAACCCCCCTAAACAAAAAGGTAGAGATTAAGTTCTCTACCTTTTTTTTGCTTATTTGCATTTTCGTGATAATATATATCATAAATGAATTTAGAGACGGATGAACAAATTATTTCTGGTGACAGAAGTGTATTGAATGGTAAAGAGTTGGATATTTACATCCCATCTCTTAATTTAGCTATTGAATATAATGGTATTTATTACCATTCCGAGAATACTGGAAGGAGGGATAAGAACTACCATTTAAACAAAACAAAAGAATGTGAAAAGAAGGGTATTAGGTTGATTCATATTTTTGATTTTGAATGGGAGCAAAAGAGAACGAAAGTTGAGTATTTGATAAAGAATGCTCTGGGGAATAAAGATGGGAAAAAATTGTATGGTAGAAAATTATCTATACACAAGGTATCATCGAAAACAGCAACTACATTCCTTAATAAATACCATCTACAAGGTAGTGTTAATGCATCGGTGAGATATGCATTATTTGATGGGGATGAAATGGTTTCTCTAATGACATTCGGTAAATCACGTTTCTCAAAACACCAATGGGAATTGATAAGATATGTAGTAAAAGAAGATTATAAAATCATCGGTGGATCTAAGAAACTATTCAAACACTTTGTAAAGGAATATAACCCAGAAACTATAACCACATATTCTGATATTAGATTGTTTACTGGTGGTATGTATGAGGGACTTGGGTTTAAGTTTATGCACGAATCAAAACCCAATTATTTCTATTTTAAAGGTGCAGACCCACGAACTGTTAAACTGGAATCTAGAAATAAATACCAGAAACACAAACTACCCAAACTATTAGATAATTTTGATCCAGAATTAACAGAAGTTCAGAATATGTTTAACAATGGGTATGATAGAATATGGGACTGTGGTAATAAAGTTTGGAGATGGGATAAATGACACAAGAAGAATTTATAGAAAGATGTGATAAAGTATTCAATGGGAAATATGATTATAGTTTGGTGAATTTTAAAAACACTAGAACTAAAGTTACGATTATATGTCCAACACATGGAGAGTTTGAACAATTCCCATCCAATCATCTGCGTGGAAGGGGATGTAAGAAGTGTTCGTATGCGAATAGGACAATGGGTCTGGATGAGTTTAAAATGAAGGCAGAAGATGTCCACAAAGGCAAATATGACTATTCTAAAATAGAAAAACTTACTAATCAAAAGACCAAGATTTGTGTGGTGTGTCCACATCATGGAGAGTTTTATGTAACTCCAGACAACCATCTACGAGGTAAAGGATGTAGAGAATGTAGTATAAAAAAATCATACTCAAATACGGAACAATTTAAAGAATCCGCTACTGAGATTCATGGTGGTTTTTATGATTACGATCTAGTGGAATATGAACACAGTAAAAAACCAGTAATTATAAAATGTCCAAAACACGGATGTTTTGAGCAATTACCAAACACACATCTTGCATCCAAGGGGTGTCCTAAGTGTAATAACAGTAAATCTAAAGGGGAATTGGAATTATTAGATTTTGTTAGATCTATTTTTTATTCTTAGTTTTATTTTTTGATGATGTTGCTACCACATCGATGGCATCGATATTTTTCATCCCCAACTGTGCTTGTTTTAAGAAATCTTTACGACTCCCGACAAATACATTATTAGTGATAGATTTAACACCAGTATTCCTACCTTCATTACGTTTCTCGATTTCTTTCATTCTGAGTTCGTGTGCTTTCTGCATTTTCTCTAATTCCAACTGGTGCTTTTCTTTCATAGTTTTTCGGTTATCCAAAAACTTCAAAGATTTCATTAAGTTATCGGTTGCTTGTGCAAAACCCATCATAGTTCCTTCATATGTATCACCAGAAGCAATTCTATCTGCTAGTGTTTCACCCACTTCTTTACAAGTTGCCAATACACTTCCTAGCTCTGCCAGAAGAACATCCTCCATATTCTCTTCTGTGATAGTCTGGACTTCTCGTTCAATCTTCTCTGGTATATCTAATTCAGAATCAGCAAGTTCCTTCATAAAGTCTGATAGTTCGTCGTGTTCAATTTCCATACCAATAATTAGGCATAAAAAATAAATTCACAAATTTATCAATTTTTATTTGACGTTTTCTAATTTTTGCACTATATCTATTTCCGTCAGCGGGACAGACCGCATAACTTAAACTACTAACTACTTAAAATCATGACCACCACTACAAACTTCACACTTTCGCTCTCTAAAGAACAATATGCAAATTCACCACGGAGTGTAGTTGCAAACTTAAAACACGAGGATGTATTTTACACCTATTTTATGGGACAAGGTGCATTCTTCCAAGTTCAAGATACAATCCAAGGTTACATTGACCTTTATAACGAACTTCATCGCTGTGGGTTCGATGCAGTATTTGATAAAGAGGCACTCAAATCACGCCTTGAATGGGAAGGTGAGGTCAACATGACTGAGTTCGATTCTATAGATACCGAAGAACTTGGAGAAATCACACAGATTGATACCAATAGTATCGTTACTGTAGAAGGACGTAAATATAAGATTGTTGTTAATGTAGTGGACGGAAAATTGGAAGTGAAAGCACTTCCGTTCCACCATGTCATCATCGACTAAAAATTCTGTTGGAATGGATGAATCCCCTCGGTCTGTAATGGGTCGGGGGGATTTTTTTTATCAAAAAACATAATTAAGAATATGGATAGTTATAATCAAGGTAACAGAACCAAGGAATTGTTTAAATTCTTTATAAGGTTAATAGGTGGGTCTTTTGACATTAAACAGAATGGGGAAAAATACATATACTCAGATGGGGTAGCTCGATATGCTATCTGGTATGATGATTCTAAAGATGATATTATTTTAGATTTAGTCAATGGAGATTTGTCAACCAGAATCCTACCAGAACCCTATTATGATATTGTGGAAGATGTAACAGAAAGAGCTACATCTTATAAAGATATGATGGAATGGCTCAGAGCAAATATCGAAACTTTTAACTATAAATATAAATAAAGCTATGGATGATTATAATGACGAAATAAGATTTGATGGAAGGTCACATACCCACCCAAAAGAAAAGAGGGTAACTTCAGCGGGATATAGATATGTCTTGGATAAGATTAAGCAGAATTTTGATGTTAAACAAGAGAGAACCACTATATTCACTTTTGAAACTTATAAGGATGTTTTTTATGTAAATGGCACTAAGTTCGCTCTGTATTATGATTCTGATGAAATGGAGCTACAAGTAGACGTTGGATTTGGGACTGTGGGAACTTCTGTTCTACACCCAACCAACCCACTAGGTAGTTTAAAAGAGAAACTCGAAACTTTTAAACAAGTTGAGAAAATGGTTAAGACTTTTTATGCTGAATTTGTGGAAAATCAGAAAAAAAAGTGGTAATAATACATTCTAAATAATATTTAACACACCCCCAGACCTTAGTGGTTATGGGGGTTTTTTATTGATTTGAAAAAAAAGTTAAAATAAATCGAAATAATGTTTGACGTTTTCTAATTTTTGGACTATTTCTATATCCGTCAGCGGGACAGACCGCATAACTTAAACTACTAACTACTTAAAATCATGACTAACACCACACACCCATTCCTTGAGAACATTATACTCGACCTCGCACAAGAAGTTATCGAACTTCGTAATACTGGACTTACGTTAAACGAATCCATCAGAATAGCCCTCCGTATATGGATGGAAGAAGATGGATTTATGAAGTCTACTATATTCTCAAACTATATGACTCGTGAAGACCTTGAAATAGGCAAAGGATTCGCATGGAATAATGACAAAGAGACAGTTTCTGTCAAAGAAATTGTTTATGGTTTTCTCTATCTCGAAATCCTCCGTCTTTTAGACAAGACTTCTGATGAGAAGTTTGAAATGGACGAGATTGTTGGAACACTCCAGACTTTAGTTCATCATGAGAAAAATCGTGATGAAGACCGCAACTGGGATGAGTGTGTCGAAATCGTCGTAGGTCGTATTTTAGATCATCCCAAAAAAGTAAAAGATGTCATCAATGCAATGACCGAAGGAGAACTTAAAGTCCTTCGTCATGGGAATGACCTTAAAGACTGGAGAATTGTTGAGAAATACCTCACCACCATCTTGAGTTATTAAAAAAAAGTGAAATAATAGTTGACCATTTAATAAAAATACATTATATCTTCTTCCGTCAGCGGGGCAAACGCCCCGCACTTCAAACCACTAACTTAGAAATTAATATATCATGAAAGTATACAAAAAACTCACAAATCGTTTATACCTCACTTCACACGGACTCGGCTATCGTGTCGATTCCCCAGAACTCGCAAAAAAGCTCAACATCGCACTTAGCGTTGTTGTGGTAGCAGTAGCAGTAAGCATTTACATCGCCACACGATAATTTGACAACTATAGAAAATGTGCTATTATTCGTGTGTCGGGTAATAGCACATTTATTACAAAAATCCTTTAACCCAATTAATATATCATGAAAGTATACAAAAAACTCACAAATCGCCTTTACATCACTTCACACGGACTCGGCTATCGTGTCGATTCCCCAGAACTCGCAAAAAAACTCAACATCGCACTTAGCGTTGTTGTGGTAGCAACAATAGCAATAACTGGATACCTTTTCTATTCATAATGGACGATATTCCAAAATTAGCTGGACTCCTTAAATCTGGAATGGATTTGGAGTCCGAAGTAACAAAACTCCCAGACCTCTGGGATAGTGGTAAAACCATATACTCGGTAAAAATCAAGATTCGTTATGAAGGGGTTTTAATAACACAAACAGAATTTACAATCGGAGATGAATAAAATTTTAAAATTAAAAAAAGTAGATCCACGGAATGTGGTATTTGTGAGTGACCTCCATCTCGGTCATGATAAAGAATTTCTATGGGGTGGGCGTGGATTTGATAGTATCGAGGAATACGATGAGATGATAATTGAAACATGGAAACGAAACTTCAATGAAGACACTATTGTGTTCGACCTTGGTGATGTCTGTTTTAATGATCCAAATCGTTTCAAATTCCATCTACTATCAACAATGCCATGTAAAGAGCATTATCTGCTGTGGGGCAATCATAACAGCGGTGCATTAAGCACACATAAAAGAGAATGTAGGAAGTTGTTAAAAACTGGAAGCAATATTGCAGTTCCAGAGATTTATCCAATCAAGTATAACAATGTAACTTTTGTTGGACATGACTTAATTGTTGTGTTCGATGATGACATCGAGATATCTCTTTCTCACTTACCTAAAAGAGTTTGGGATCATCTTGGTCACGGAGCATGGCACTTAAATGGTCATAGTCACGGAACAGATGAAACCAGAAACGTGGATAGTAAATCTGGAAAAACATTAGACGTTGGTGTTGATAATGCATTGGTTTATACTGGAAAATTCTGGTTTACTCTGGAAGAGATAAAAGATATTATGGATGAGAAATTCGTAGAACTAAAAGATCATCATGACCACACAATTAACAAATCAAGATAAAAAATTATGAAAACAATAAAAGGAGACTTAATCAAGTTAGCAGACGAAGGAAATTTTGATATTATTATTCATGGGTGTAATTGCTTTTGCACAATGGGTGGTGGTATCGCCAGATCAATTGCCGATAAATGGTATGATGTTTATGAAGCAGATAAAGAAACAGAACTCGGTGATAAAAACAAATTGGGTTCTTACACAAAAGCAGAGATTAAAAATTCTGTGGGGGGAACATTTACAGTAATCAATGCTTATACACAATTCGGATTTAGTATGGGTGGTGATGTATTTGAATATGATGCCTTAAAACAAGCTCTAGTGGGTGTAAGAGACGAGTTTGATAAATGTCGAATCGGATTACCAATGATTGGTGCTGGGCTGGCTGGAGGCGACTGGGGACGAATTGAAGGCATTATTAAAGAAGTATTGGATGATAAATTTGATGTTACCATTGTTGTGTATGGTGGTTGATCGTTAGTTAGGTATAAACAACAAAAAAAAACACACATTCCTTGAAAGAGGGGTGTGTGTTTTTTTTATTATATTTTATATGGTCTAATTACAGACTAGATTATGTAATTAACTATATGCATGGTTTAACAACACAATCTGGTTTCTTTTCACGCCAACGAAGATCACACAGACTTGAAGTTATTATAGAAATAACTGATCCAACTAACCTTACAATTCGTTTACCATTATTTGATAACACAAACTACAATGGTCTGGTATATTGGGGTGATGGGACAAGAGATAAATTTAATAGAAAAGGAGATAGCGGAACAACTCATACATACGCCACTACTGGTGTGTATACTATTAAAATAATGGCAAAACATGGATACTTCTATCATGATCTTAATTATTTTAATATCTACGTGATAGAAATTTTAGATTGGAGTGGTTATGTTAATTATGACTCATTAAGTGTCAAATGGGTTAATAGGTATATGAGAAAATTAAAGACCTTACCAGAAGAAGGGGTTGATATAAGTAAGATGAAAAGTATCTATGGCACTTGGAATGGATCTGGTTTGACCGCAATGCCATATATAGACACATCAAATGTGAAAGATTTTAATTTGGCGTGGGCTTATTGCCACTCACTTAAAAAATTCCCAAAAACATTAGATACTACTAACTTAACAGAATTAATGAGAACATGGGATGGGTGTTATGAATTGGAAAATGTTCCAGATGTATTAAATGTGTCTAAATGTGTTGATCTATTTGCTACATGGAGAAATTGTTACAAATTAAAAGAAATCCCATTAGTATTGGATACAAAAAATGTAATAGATATGCGAGAAATGTGTTTGAACTGTGGCGAATTAGTTCAGATACCAGAAGCACTCGATACAAGAAATCTAAGATACATGAGCCATGCGTGGAATGGATGTCGGTCTTTAACTGCCTTTCCAGCAGTATTGGATACTAGTAATGTAACTTTAATGGAAGGAACGTGGAACGGATGTAGTAATATAACAGCTATGCCAATAGAATTAGAGACTGGTAATGTCCAAAGTCTTTGGCAGACATGGAATGGATGCACCAACTTAGTGCAGTTTCCAAGAGAATTGGAATGTAACAACGCAATTCATTTATACGAGACTTGGAACGGATGTGAATCTTTAACGGCAATACCAGATCTGAAAAACACACATAGTGTTCTTACTATGGCTAGGGCATTCAAAGGATGCTCTAAAGTAAGTAAATTTCCAGATGTATTAGATACATTTAATGTCATGAATATGGAAGAAACGTGGGATGGTTGTCTAGAAATAGTAAATATGCCTTCGGTTATGGATTTTAGAAATGTCGAAACTATGGAAAGAACATGGAATGACTGTGTGAATCTAATGGGTCTACCAGCACTTAATACAAATTCGACTAAATCTTTAGATATGACATGGTGTGGTTGTGGAAGATTGCGTAAAATGCCTTTCACTTTAAATTTACCAAGATGTGAAACTATGATTAAAACATGGGATGGTTGTGGAAGATTAACCGTAATGCCATCAACATTAAGTTCAACTGGTCTTGTTAAAAGTATGTATAGAACATGGAATGGTTGTATTAACCTTGAAAAAATGCCATATGTAGAAACTGCAAGCGTTATTGACATGGAGAAAACATGGCGTATGTGTTCGGTATTGGTTGACTTTCCATCAACTTTGAATACTAGCAATGTTACTAGTATGAATGAAACGTGGTCTAATTGTAGGAAATTAACCACAATGCCAAATACTTTAGATACTGGTAATGTTGTTGATTTTTATAAAACTTGGTATTTGTGTGGTAACTTAACCTCAGTTCCTAATGAATTGGATCTATCGAGTGCCATAACCACAGAAGGTATGTTCTGGGGTTGTTCTAGTTTATCCGCACTCCCAGAACTCAAAAATGGTGGGAACGTCATCAATATGGAGAATACCTTCATAGGATGTAATCAAGTTACTGGTATGGATTATATGGATACAAGTAGTGTAGAAAATATGAGAGGGACTTGGGATTCTTGTAAAGCACTAGTAGGTTTTCCTTCTACTTTAGATACTGGTAATGTTCGATCTTTAGAAAAAACTTGGCAAGATTGTAGAGGTATAACAGCAATGCCAGATGTGTTAAACACTAGTAGCGTTACCAGTATGGATAGCACATGGTATAGTTGTTCCAACTTAATAAAATTTCCTTCAGATTTAGATACTGGTAATGTAAAAACTTTAAGTAGGGCATGGAGTGGTTGTGTTAGTTTAACTAGTATGCCAGACTTAAACACAGAAAATGTGGTGGATATGGATTTCGCATGGGATAATTGTTCTCATTTGAGTTCATTCCCTACAATAAATACTGATAATGTGACTAGTATGGATTATACATGGAACTCTTGTAAATCACTTACCAGTATGCCACCGATTAACACTAGAGGTGTGTCGTCATTAGAGAGAACATGGAAAGGATGCGAGAGTTTAGTAACCACACCAGAAGTTGATCTCAAACATATAAATAGATTGATGTATACTTGGGAAGGGTGTTCTTCCTTAACAAGTTTGCCAGTTTTGAACAACACCGAAAAATTAGAACATTTGAACGGAACGTGGAAAGACTGCACATCGCTAACATCAATCAAGGATCAAGATACAGTTTTGTTGAAAGTTAAAACTTTATCAAATACATGGGAAGGTTGCACAAGTGTAGTTAAGGTTGAAGAGATTGACATTAGATTGGTTATTAATATGTCAAATGCTTTTAATGGGTGTAGCTCTTTATCATCCTTTAATGAAGGTATATTCTCTGGAATGAAGTGTGTAAGTTTTAGTGGAACTTTTGATGGGTGTGCTTTGCCATCAGAAGAAGTCGATAGAATATTGAAAG